GACCACTGATGATGAGGCACTGATTGACGAAATGGCAAAGTTAGGAGCACCCCCTAAAGATGGCAAATGATATGGAATTCACAATCTCGGCCAAGGATCAAGCATCCAAGGCAGTGGAGACTGTGCAGAAGAAGCTTCAGAATTTCGGAAGTGATCTGGCCAAGATGGCCTTGGGTTTCGCAGCCCCACTTGCCCTGGCTCAAGCAGCCTTCAGTGCCATTGGTGATGCCATTGAAGAGCACAAGAAGAAGGTGCAAGAGGCCATTGATAACACATCTGAGCTTTCCAATAAGGCTGCTGATCTGGGGCTTTCCGTGGAGGAATACCAGAGGCTGAGCAATGCAGCTGACAAGGCTGGGATGTCACTTGATAAAGTGGCCAAGGCTTACACAGAAGTGCAGAAGCTCCTGGCATCTGCCACCGGAGATGGGAACAGCACAGCCAAAATGCTGGAGTCCCTGGGCTTTGCAGCTGATGACATTGCCAAGGGCTTGGTGAAGCCAATGGATGTGATTGAGAAGCTTGGTGCTGCAATGCTTGGTGCTAAGGATGACACCACTGCAATGAGGATTGCCACTGCTGTCCTGGGTGAGACTCTGGCCAAGGACTTGCTTCCCCAGCTCAAGGCTGCAATGGACTTGGCTTCTGGCTTCAAGGAAGACCCCGGCATTTCCGCAGAAGAGGCAGACCTGATCAAGCAGGAGAAGCTGCTGGAGAAGCAGAAGAAAAACAGGGAAGAAGCCAAGATTGCAAAAGAAGCAGCAGCCAAGAGATTTCTTGAGACTGATCCGGAAGCCACCAAGATTGGTGTCCAATTTGGTGAAATCCGTGAAGGGTTTGAAAATACACCAGGAGCAAAGGAAACAATGCGTTCAAAGGCTGGCGTGATGTCTGAAGACCCCAAGGTGCAGGAAGCTATCTTGAAGATTTTGAAGGAGAGAAACGCAGCTGAAAAGGAAAGGCTTAGGATTGCTAACCAGGCCAGGGCACAGGCTGTGCTTGATGCAGCTGCCCAGGTGGAAGCCCAGAAGGCTGCTGATAAAGCCAAGGAAGAAGCCAAGAAGGAAGCTGACAAGGAAGCTGAAAAGAAAAAGACAGCTGCTGAAAAGGCTGCTGAGAAGGCCAAGACTGATGCTGAGAAGGCTGCTGAAAAGGCTGCTGAGAAGGAAAAAAAGGAGAAGGAAGACAAAGCCCAAAAAGAGAAGGATGATCTTGGCAAAGCCCTGGATGCCCAGGAAAAGGCCAAGTCTTCTGACAAGATGACAGTAAGCAGCTTGCGGGAAATTGGTGGTGGCCTGGCCGGGGAAGCCCTGGTTTCACCAGCAGACCTGGCTCAGAAGACCTTGGACATTCAGCAAAAAATTCTGATCGAGCTTCAAAATCTAAATGTCAAAACCCTGCCCCAAGTCCCTCACTCCACTGACTTCACCAAAGTAGCTTAACTATGGCACAGATCAAAAAGAAAGGGAACAGCCTCACATCCTTACAGCTCCAGCCAGGCTGGCAGATTGAGGATGATGGCTTTGGCCTTATGACATCCCGGCTGACTTTCAAATGTGATGCCAGCATTGCTGGTGCTAAGAAGCCCAAGGAAAAGGAAGCCCACCCAGAAGATGGCCGATTGCTCTGCCATAGGTCTTCCTACACATCCAATGAAAGTGGGGTTGCCACCATAACTGCTGAATATGTTGGAATTTCATCCGGCTCTATGACCAAGGTGCAAGTCTCCGGATCAGTGGCACTGACCACCCAAAGCATCAAGGTGCATCCCAATTTTGCCATTGGTAAGGTGTCTGATGCTGGCAAGCCTTTGAAGGACTTAGGCTGGGATGAGCAGAGCCAGAGCTTCCCAGAGACAAATGCTGATGCTGTGACTTTTGGCCTGGTGGGCATCAAGTCCTATCTCTCTCCGGAATTACAATACACAGGCAGCTATTATACAAGCAGCCAGGCTGTCCTTATGGAGAATATGAAGATGACCGGAAAGACTTTCCAGACCATCCCTGGTGGGGAAAATGTGATCATCCCTCCTGGCCTCAAGTCCATCAGCCCAAAGCACATCCGTTTTGGTTTGGTGACCGGGGTGAATTACGAACAGTTTGCCCATATCTATAAGGTCAATTTCACATTCAGAGTGTCCAATGGTGGCTGGCACTCCTATGTGTATGACACACATAACTGAGGATGAAAAGAGAGACACAAGGGGCTTTGGTTAATGCTGTGTTCATCCAGCCTGGGGATGGTTACACCCTCACCCAATCCCTGGGTGGTGCATCCCTGGCCATTGATCCGCAGTTTCCCTTTAAGGTCAGAAGCCAATTCCAGGTCTATGAAAATCAGAATGAAGGGGTGGCTGCCATCAGTGTCTGGCCTGGGACTGTCAATGGGGTAGTGCCCAAGCTTGGTGGCCAATACATTGATGCCACCCCCATCCCCAAGCTGAACATCCCCGGCAATGGATATGTCTATCTGACAGTGACAAGGGTTTCCGGCCAGGCTTTCCCCAAGATGGTGGACATCAATTTTGCCACAGCAGTCCCGGCTGACACATTCAACACAGGAAACTTGGCAATCGCATCTGTCACCAAGGTGGGTGGATCACTGAAAATCTCACAGCTCATCACCACTTCAATGATCGTATCCAGGCAAGCCTATGGGCAGACTGATGCGGTCTTCTATTGGTTCAGTGTCTAACATCTTCCCATTGGGGAACAATCCCCGCAGCTCCACTGTTCCCCCTGTCTGGACTGCCACAGGATCACAGCCAAGCATTGTCCAATTCAAGGGGGTGGTCTATGAGAAGACTGACAGATATGACCAGCACACAGGTGGTGGTGACAGGGGGAAGCCCAATGAAGAAGAGGTGAATGGTGTCCGGACTTGGAGGCCATTGAAGAGTCCTTCCAAATCTGATCCCTATCGTTATTATTGGGAACACAGCCACGCAGCCCTGCAAGGTTACGCAACCAGGGCAGAGCTTTACCCATCCCAAAGCACACCCCAGCAGGACATTGACCAGGACACCTACCCAGGCTTTGTGGAAAGTTACTTCAGATTTTGGGACAGGTTTAATGACAAGAGTGAAACCACAGTGGCCTCAGTCAATCGCTTCCCTTACAGTGATCTGACCACAGCACACCGGAAGATTGTCAAAAGGGATTTTCCTGTTGGCCTGGGTGCTGACTTTGCTGCACCCAATGGGATGTTTGAAGTCTATAAGCAAAGCATACCATTTAAGATTTGGATTTATAATCCAGAGCTGGAAACCTGGGAGCTTCAAACTTTGCCCAGAGAATTTATTTCCTCTTACCCCAAGAGTGGGTGGCCATCCCCACCCCCATTCTATTATGAGCAGGAAGTGCCTCCATATTACTTAGAAAATAACATCCCATTCCCTGAACCCTGGCCAGACCCTCCGGCCAATCCGGAAATCTCCATCACAATCAATCAGTCTGTGGGGGTGAAGCACCCAGACCAGGTGGGCTTGAAATATTCTGGTTACTTGGAAGTGCTGACTTGCCAGGGGTATTGGGAATTAATCGAAACCACTGATCCGGAAAACCCACCAGACCCCACCAAACCGGAAAATTATGTCTATAAGTTTGGGGAAGTCACAGCTGATCAGCACGCATCAATGTCCTACACAGTGACCCAGCAAGATTACATCAGAATGATTGATGGTGATCCTGCTCTGCTAAACCCAGAGACCTATGAAATTTCCGGTGGGCAGGATGTCTATGTGTCCTTTGGTTATGTAGTCCTGGAGTCTGTCACATCCTGGGCAGATTGACCATTCTGCATTTATAAGAGCCAATGCCCCTTCCCACCACCCATAAGCTGTTCATTGATGTAAAGGCTGGCCTGGCCTATAATAACTTTGCCAGCTCCAGCCCTGTTAATTTCCCCAGCTTTTATCTGGGTGATCAAGCCAAGCTCCAGGTCTTCTTCATTGAAGAAACCGGAGTGGCCTCTTACCCCCGCCAGGAAGTGGCTGGCCTGGGAAGCCCTGGCATCCGGGTGGCCATTGGCAAGATTGATGAAAGCCCCACAGCTGGGCACTTCACCCTGGGCTTTGGTGGCCAGACTTCTGCTGCCCTTGATTACAATGTGACGGCCAGCAAGATGGACACAGAGCTGAACAAGCTCAGCACCATCCAGGCTGCTGGTGGGGTGACTGTCACCAAGGTGGGTGACAATTATGCCATCAAGTTTAACACAAACGGAAACCGGGCAGCCTTCACTTCTGATGCCACATCCCTCATCCCCATCAGCAATGTGGGGATCAGTGTCCTGCAAGAAGGTGACTTGACCAGGCCGGAGATCATCCTTGTCCACCTGCAACAGACAGTGGCTGCACTTGCCACAGTATTCACTGCCCTTCCGGAAGCTGAAGCCCAGGTGGAAACCCTGTCAGCCTGGGATGGCAGCCGGGTCTTGTATAGGCTTGCGATCAGCCCAGACCCCAAGGGTGGCACATTCAGCCTGGTCTTCAATCCTGCTTCCGGGTCTGACATCAGCACAGCCTCAATCTCTGTGGGCAGCACTGCACTTGATGTGCAAAACCTCCTGGCTGTTGGCACTCTGGCCACCAAGGTCACAGTCCAACAAGTGTCTGCTTTCGCCTATGATGTGGCCATTTCCCTTGAGCCAGGAAGCAATGGGCTGACAGCCAACAGTGCTGGCCTTCTGTCCTTCAATGGTTTCCAGGGTGATCTGAATGTGGCCACAGCCAATGCTGTGAGCTACTTGGATGGGGCAAACTTTATTGAGACAACCCTGGAAGTGGAGATTGCTGATGGGGTATCCCGGCAGACCATCCTTCAAATCCCCTGCTTGCTCAAGTCTGCTGTCATTGATGAAGCAGCCATTGAACCTGTGGTGCTTGATCCGGTGCTGTCCCAGGCTGAAGCTGATGGCCGTTATCTGATGCAGTCCAATAATCTGGCTGACTTGCAGAGTGCTTCAGAGGCCAGGGACAATCTGGATGTCTATTCCCAGGGTGAGACTGACACCTTGCTGGCTGGCAAATATGATGCCACAAACCCTGCTGGATACCAGACCGCCAGCCAAGTGGCTGATGCCATTGCAGCCATCCCTTCCGGGTCTGATGAGATTAAGCCTTACAGATACACCCTTGGCTTTGGAGCTGATGGCCGTTCCGGCACTCTGATGATTGGAGCAGGGACAACCATCACTTCCAGCAATTCAACACTTCAGCTTGCTGCTCCAACAGCAGTGCAAGGCCAGGCAAGTGTCAGCTATTTCCTGCACCACATCCAGAAGGATCAGCCACATCTTGGTGCTCTTGATTTCTCCAAGCAAATTAATCTTTCGGTTAACATCAAGTTTCAGCAGACCCAATCTGCCACTGATGCCAACACAGCAAACCGGGTTTTCTTGGGCATTTCTTCCTTTGGTGTTTTCAGTAACACCATTAATTCAAATAATGGATTTGGCTTCATCCGCAGGGCTGATGGCACAATCAATCTTCTTACCAAGATTGGGGCAAATGCTGTGATTGAAGAAAGCACAGGCTTCACCCCGGTCAATGGACAGACATATAACATCACGATCAAGTGCCTGGCTGATGGCTCTGCCCAGGTCTTAATCAATGGTGTGCTTGTGCTGACCAGCACAAATGCCCCTTATCAAAACCTTGGTGGCACAAGCTCTACACAGCTTTGTGTGGAGTCAGGAAATTTTGCAGCTATCACAGGGCTTAAAGCTAATCTGCTGATTTCAAATCTCATTATTGAAACAGTTTATTGATCAATGAAATACAAGATTGAGACTCTGACAGGTGAAGGCTTCAGCCAGCTTCCTCCTGCCTTCATCAACACAGTCTTCCCTACATTTAATGGGCAGATGCTTGAGACGCAAGGTGGCCAGCTTGTGGTGACATTCCAATCTGAAACCCAGGTCAACCCTGTGGCCGGATTGATTATCCAGAAATTCAACCCCACATCCCAGACCTGGGAAACCATCTGACATTATGACCACCCTATTTCTCCTTATCACTTCCTATGCCCTGGGTGTTGCCACAGGTCTGCTGGTCTATCGTAAGCACCAGGCCAAGCTGAAGTCTGTTGAAGCTACGGCCAAGACAGCCCTGGAAGGTTTCAAGAAGTAACCAATGAGGCTGAGCTTGCTCATTGCTTTGGTGGGCTTGCTCTGTGGGTGCTCATCTTCCAAGAGTCCGGCCACCAAGCCAGACCCCACCCCACTGCCTGGGGCACAGCCCACCCAGACCTTTGGGGCTAAGCAGGACAAGGCAGATCAGAAGGTGAGTGCCAGCATCAGTGCTGCCAGGGAAGCCATCCCCACCAATCCAGCCGGAGCTGACAAGGAATTGCAAGTGGCTCAGTCCTATTTGCCAGCCCCCACTCCGGAAGATGTCGCACTGTCCCGGCAACGGATCAGCAAGAATGACAGCAAGGAATTCCAGACCGCCCAGGAGAATGGCAAGAAGCTGGCAGCTGAGCTGGAAGACCTGTGGGCGAAGATGGAAGCCCAGCAAGCCAAGGCCAGCCGGGACATCACAGAGCTGAAGAGACAGCTGGATGACAGACAGCTTGCCCTGGAACAAGCAAGGAAGGACAAGGCCAGCACGATGCTAAGCCTGGTAGGTGCTGGCATCCTGGCTGTGGGCACTCTGCTTGTGGCTTTCGGCCACTTCATTGGCATCAGCAAATTCAACGCAGCCTTGGTGATCCTCTGTGGGGTGGCCACTGTGAGTCTGCCCTGGGTGTTCGACTCATCCTATTTCCCTTGGGTGGTGGGTGTTACCCTGGCTGTCATTGGCATTGAAGTGACTGTGGTGCTCTGGAGGAAGATGACCACCAAGCCTGTGCAGTGTCCGGACATCCAAGAGGAAGCCAAGCCCCAGCCGGAGGATCAGCCCAATCAATGAGTGCTGCCCCCGCATCTGGCCTGGAGTCTGTCACATCTGATGAGTCTGTGAGGCAGGGCATCATTGCCAGCATTCTTGGGATGTCCGCAATGATTGCCCGGCTCTTGATGAGCACAGACAAGGCCAGCCTTTCCTATATTGCCAGAAGCTCAGTGGCTGCTGGCCTCACTGCCTACTTTGTCAACCAGGCTTCCAAGTCCTATGTGGAGCAGGAAAATCTGAGAGTCTTCATCTGTGGGGTGGCTGGCTTTGCCTCTCCGGAAATCCTTTCCTATGGTCTGGCCTGGATCAAAGCCAAGATGCAGGGCAAGGTGGCTGAAGCCCAGGCTGGTATCAAGGCTGGTGGCAAACGCAGGAAGCCTGGAAAGGGGAAGAAAGGTGGCAAGTGACAAGCCCCAGGCTGACAGCTTCAACCCCCATAATCTGCTGGTGGCTGTGGTGGGGTGCATCCTCATCAGCAGCCTGGCCAGCATTACAGTCTATCTGACTTCTGACCTTATCCTGCAAAGCCTCAGAAGCACTGATGCAATGGTGGTGCTGATCACGGACAAGGGCATTGTGTCTGATGATGTAAACCTTGAGAAGAATTTGAACAGTGCCACAGCAGCCTTGATGGCTTGCAGGGACATTGCCCTGGGTCTGGCCATCAGCTGCGGACTTATCTTCACAGCCCTGGTGTTGAAGTGGTCTGGCTTGAGCAAGCACATCAGCCGGGGGTGATGACTCCAATGGCCAAGACTAAGAAGAAATTTAAGGTGGTGGAAACTGACTTAACCAAGGTAGACTGCTGGGGTGAGGCAAAGCCATTGGGTGGCAATCGTTATGAGCTGCGGATTGATCCTGCCCACAAGACTGAGAGAAGCAGGATGAATACTTTGGTGCACGAAGCCCTGCATATCGGGGATATGACCGGACTCAGTGAAGCCAAGGTGAGGCACTTGACTGCTGTGGTAGTGGAAGCCCTGTGGCGGGAAGGTTATCGGAGGGTTAGGCTTTAGGGCTTGCCAGGGGTGGGGTGGGTGGCTGGGCTTCCAGACCCCTATGCCCAGCAGACCCAGGCCAAGAGCCAAGCCAGCCAACAAGAAGCCCCAGAAGCCAAGCCAAGGGGCAAGGAAGGGGCATCCTGTGGGCAGTCTGGGGTGGAGGGTGGCCAAGCTGGCCTGGCTCAAGGCAAGGCAGGGGGTAAGGCTGGGCTGGAGGATCACCAGGTGGGGAAACAATTGTTTGAAATAATCGTTTGACAGGTGGGGTGGGATGTCTGATGCTGGGTGAGTAATCCAATAACACACCTATGACAAACGCCATCACCACCATCACCCACACCTTCATCAACAGCCAGGGGCAGAGGGAATTCAAGACCACCATCAAGCACCCCAATCTGGAGAAGATCACCATTGAGGAAGCCCAGGCTGGTGACTACATCCTCAATGGCAACACCCTGCACCTTCTCTGCCAGGAAGACAGCAGCACCATCCAAAGCTTCCAATACAAAGGCCAGCTGCGTCTGGAAACCCTCAAGCCTGTCCGGCTGCACAAGGGTGAGATGGGGCAAGGCTGGCAGGACTGCTGGGAAAATAAGAGCTGGGTCTTCCCCAAGACCCACAAGAGTGTGGCCACTGATCAATTCTTCCGCATCAAGTCTGCCAGCTAACCCCTGGCAAACCACACCCATCATCCGCACACCTATGACAAACGCAAAGCCCACTGCCCCTGCTGACCGCACTGATCTCAAGACCTGGACTCCGGAGCAGCTCACCTATGCTGCCCCCTTCTGGGTGGCCAGGCTGGAGAAGCAAGACCAGGAAGACCTGGCCTTGATCGCTTACACCCCTTATGGCACTCAGCTCCACCTGGATGCTTTGAAGCTCCGGCACAAGCACCAGCAGCAGCTGACCTATTGGAAGCTTGTCCTGTCTGATCGCATCTTCCGGGTGCTTCCCTATTCTCTACGCACTCACAAACGCAGTGCCAGCTATGACCACACCGGACTCATCAAGAGGCACACCAAGGTGGGCAATTGGGACAAGACCCTGGGACTCTGGGGCTGATCACCACCAAGACTTTCCACCAATGAAAACCCACAAGACCCAGACCACCCAGCCAGCCAAGACCACCCTGGCTGAAGCCCAGGCCAACACCATCAAGGGTCTGACCCTGGTGGGTGCTGGCTTCCTCTGCATCATCCTCCTGGCTGTCATCTGCAACAGCCTCACCAGCCGGAAGTCCTAAGCCAATGGACTCAATCAAGCCAATGCTGGCCACTGCTGTCACTGACCTTGGCAAGCTGCACTATGACAAGATGTGGGCAATTGAACCTAAGATGGATGGCATCCGGGTGCTGGTCACTGCTGATCCGCAATCCAAGTCTGTCACCTACCAGACCAGGAATGGCCACCCTCTGCCAAGCCTGGCCAAGCTCACCCCTGTGGTGCTCAAGCTGGCTGACGCAGTGGGCAAGGCAGTGACCTTGGACTGTGAGGCCACAGCCGGGGAAGACTTCTTCAGTGGGGTAGGCCATCTGACCCAGAAGTCAGAGGCCACTGATCTGGCCAGGCTGACTGTGTTTGATGTGCCCTGGGTGGATGGATGGACTGCCAGCAGTGAAGTGCCTTATTCACTCCGGAGGGAGTGCCTGGAAACTATGTTCAGCCAGGCTGATCTGACCCAGGCTGAAGGCCAGCTGGTGGCTCTGATTGAATTGCTGGACACCATCACCACCTCAGAGCTGGTGGAAACTGCTGACAGCCTTCTGGCTGATGCCCTGGAAACCGGGTGGGAAGGTCTGATGGTGAAGGATGTTGATGCCCCCTATGCATCCGGCAGACGCAGCAAGGCTTGGATTAAGCTGAAGGGCAAGCAGACCTATGATTGCAGGGTGGTGGGCTTCCAGCCTGGCAAGGGAAGATATGATGGAGCAGCTGGGGCACTGCTTGTCTGCTACCAGGGCAAGACCATTGCAGTGGCTGGTGGCCTGTCTGATGCTGAGAGGCAGGACATCTATGATTACCCAGAGAAGTGGGTGGGCAAGACTGCTGAAGTGGAGTGCCAGCAGCTCACCCCTTCCGGATCAATGCGACACCCTTCCCTTGTCTGCATCAGATGGGACAAGTGAACACCCTTGCCCCCTCAATCACTATGACCATAGAAGACTGCCCCAATATGAGTAAAGACCTGGCCACCTGGCAGATGAGCTGCATCCTTGAAGAGCTGTTCCACATCAATGATCGGATTATCCAGGGGGACTGCTCTTCCTGGGGTGGGCTGAAGAAGGCACAGACATTCTTGGCCGACCATCAAGCCAGCCTTCAGTCCCTACCGGGGATGGTTGAAGCCTGGGTGCAAGTGTCTACTGCCTATGGTGGCTTTGTGCAAATCTCTTGGAGGTTTGTCTGGAATGATGGTGAAACCCAAAGGGGCAATTGTGTCCCTGTCCGGAAATGAAAGCAGCCCTGCTGATCCTTATGGCCACCACATCCCTTGGGGCAGTCACCCCGGAGCTGATTGAGCAAATCATTGCCATTGAGTCTTCCGGCCAGGCCAAGGCCAGGGGGGATGGGGGCAAGGCCAGGGGCTGTGCCCAATTCCACTATGAGGCTTGGCTTGATGTGACCAGCTTCAGAAAGGCCAATGGCCTAAGCACTCACACCTTTGCCAAGGCTGATGACCCAATGATTGCCAGGGCTTATCTGCACAGCTGGCTCACCCTCAATTCAATTAGGTTTGTGGATCACAATGGACGCAAGCCCACCGGGGCAGAGCTGTATGCCATCCACAATCTGGGCTTTGAAGGTTTCCGGAAAGCAAAGTTTGACTTGTCCAATTGCCCTGCCATTACCAGACGCAAGGCCAAGCTGATTAGATAACTCATAAAGAAAAACCCCTTTGGACAATCCACTTTCTAAGTCTTATGCAGCCATTGACCCAGGCTTGGGTGGTGGCATAGCACTCTGGGTTGATGGGCAGATCAGCCTTCACCCTATGCCG